CCGCAAGCCAGATATGGTCAAGCTGGCTGGAGCTTTTGGCGGTGTGATCGAGCCGAAGTTCTATGTCAACACTGGCGTGTTCGTAGTTCATACCAAGGCCGTTGGTATATTATCAATGCCGCCCATTGGCCTGCACCCTAACCACTTCGCCGAGCAGACATGGCTCAACGTGATGGCGCACCTGTGGAACATCCCGCTAACCGAGCTTGACCCTTCCTTCAATTGCATGACCAGCGTTGAATCCCACTTTGGATTGAACCGCTACAAGGACGCGATGATTATTCATTACGCTGGGCAGTCGAACGATCTGACTAGATTATCTAACCAGATTAAAGCTGACGAAGCGAAGCTGGTGGAGCTGGGTCGGTGAGGTCAACCCAGCTATGTCGCGGTGATTACGATGACAGAGTGCAGCAGTTGGCTGGAGAGGTTGCACTGCAGGCTATCCGCGACCTGCGGATGTTGCGCAAGAGAGGGATGGTTAAGGGCATGAAGATTGTTAAGGGTCACCAAGGCGTGCCACTCAACGATGCGCTGGAGTATAAGAACTCGCACGAGGTACAGAAGCTACTGCGTGATTTTAAGACGGGCGTTGTCTCTTGGTGGTGCAGAGCCAGCGGGGTGCAGATTGATAACCGCACATTGTTACGGAAACTAAAGGAAAACGACTATGTTTTGCCAACTTGATCTGGCTGGAGTTGTTTGGGTAATCGGTTGGTTTGTGCTTTACAGTTCGCTGACTTTGTCGGCAATCTACTGCGCTGGTTACTTGATCTTCAAGTTAATCGAAATCATAAGAAAGGAACTAGACAGATGAAAAAGAAAAACAGAAAGATAACTCTGGTAAAAACATTAGAGCAAGAATCCGTAAGGGTAATGATCGATGTCGACGATGATCTCTACGAGGCGTTGGCAAGGGCTGGCCGTCAACACTTGGCTAAAGATAAGATGGCTTGCTTTGAGTACGCACTAAACAAGGCGTTGCTGGAACTATGCGAGGAACTCAAATGACCGAGTTTAAGCAGAAGGTATTAACCGCTTCAGTAGATCGCTACGTCCTGACCAAGACGCAGTGCGAGATGCTGCGCCAGGATGCGGAAGTGATCGGGATGAAGCGTGCGCCTGTGCTGTCGAAGGATGGAGTAACACGTACGGTATCACGTACGCGAACCTGCTCATCGTGCTGGATACCATACGCCAAGCATCACAACTGGATTTATAATATCATGCGAGAGATTACGGATGGCATCAATGCCGAGCAATGGCGATTCGACATCCAAGGCATCCAACAGTTGCAGATACTGCGATACCGCCCACTACAGAAGTTCTCTTGGCACTTTGATACCTACACATCCGAAGCACCAGTTCGCAAGCTTACGGCGGTGGTCAACCTGTCCGCGCCAGAGGAGTATATCGGTGGAGGGTTGCAGGTTAAGGCTGATACGGAGAACGCTCAGTTTATCAGAGAGCAGGGAGCAGGCTGCTGGTTTCCATCCTACATTGAGCATCGTGCGCGTGCGCCTATCTGGGGAACGCGCTGGGTGTTGGTGGCTTGGTTTACTGGACCTGCTTGGCGATAATGGCAACGCTCAACGAGAACATCCCTAGCTTCAAGGCTATGGTGAGGAAGTCATTCTTTACCAAGACCGAGTCGGACAAGGAGTTTTAACCTTCCACGTTATGACTGACTCTGGAATGCTGCGGAGTCGAGTACCGCTATCGGAGATATACACTCACGAGCCAGAGGCGGACATCCCATTCAACTACAAACAGCTTTGGGATTGCTTCTCTGAGAATGTAACCGTTACCGAGTATAGCTTCCTAGCCTACCATCGCGCACAGATATTACTGCGGGATGCCACCAAGGTTTGGGGTACATACTTGTTTACTGTGGATTGGTTCAACAATCCATACAGCGATGAGCCGTCCGATTACAAGTGCGGTCATGTGTTCGCTGGTGACGATGGCTACTTGCTGTGTATGCCAAACAACCGAATCTTCTGGCGCGATTCGAATTGGGTTACAAAGAAGTTGCCAGATAACCTAAAGCAGTTTCGGGTTGATACCGACCTGCCATCCGTAGAGAATCAGAGTGACAAGTGGGTGACAGAGGATACAGATTCGTTTTACTACGACATTAAAGAAAGGGATACACAATGAATGTAGAGGCCAAGAACAGATTGAAGTGGGCGCGGGATATGCTTGCCATCGCCAGGGAGAAGCTTGTCTTGGAACGTAACCGCGCGACTCACGGACGCTCGGTGGATATGATCCAGATCATAACGATGGTCGATGCGGCCAGCCTAGTGTGCAAAGAGGTTGTGGGAGGTGATGATGAAAAGCAGGGATGAGATAGCGATGCAGGTAAAGAAGGAATGGGATAACCAAAACTGGAGATGGAAGCTTTGGGTTGAGGCTGGTGGCTTTAGGACTGAGATATTTTGCTATAGCAGTGCCGAAGAAGGGTATTTCAAATGCGTCAGGGAATTGGTTGAACACGCCTACCAGATGCAGAGCGTATGAGCATACGAGAAGACATCCTTGACCAGTTCGGTGATGATGCCGAAACGATGCTGTTCGCTGACGGATTTGATGACGCGATCATTGGAGTCGGCAACAAGTTTGGTGACCAGCTTTGCGCTGTTTATGATGCCGACAAAGTGATTGACATACTTATGAAAGAGGGAATGGATTATGCAGAAGCTATGGAACACTTCGATTTTAATATTGCAGGAGCTTATGTAGGTGAGCAGACTCCGATCTTCATGCACAAAATAGAAAGGAACACAAAATGAGCGCACTATACGATTGGATCATTGTCGGAGCAGGATTGGCAATAGGAAAGCTTCTTGTTGCCATTGCGGTTATCACAATAGTCACAGCAATTCTAGCTGTGTTCTTTATTTGGGAGGAGAGATCAAAATGAAACTATGGACAAATAACACAAACGCAATTCACAAAGTCGATGACAATATGCTCTACCCGCGCACTACCTACGTATTGCCCGATGAGCTAACTGGACCAACCTGGGACGATTCAATCCCTTGCCCACACGAGATCAAGCCGTACTACAAAGGGCGCGCTGCTGGTGGTGCAACAGCCGTCTACCGCGCTGGTGCAATTGGTGACGCGATCATCGCTACTGCCTTCGTCAACTACTTGGTGCAGGAGTCGGGTGGGGTTGTGGAGGTTTACGCACCTGCTCGTAACCTGCCTCTATACGCTGGGCTGGGTGCAAAGCTGTGGCCGTTGCCATCATCGCTGGAGGCGTGGAGGTCATTTGATGCTCACTTGCCAACGGATGATTTGTTCAGCGGGCAGGTTGGCAACACGAAGCTAGGCACTGGTGGTGGCAACTGTTACCAACGGATCTACGAGTGGATGGGTGTGTGGGATGAGAAGACTATGGCTAAGTATTGTAAGCCAGTTCTACATCTGATCGAGCCAGACCATGAGGAGCTAAAGGCGATGGGCAAGTGGCCGATGCCTAGTCCGTTCTTTGCCTATCACGTTAGCAGTTCTGGTCCGACCCGCACCTATCCGCCAACGATGGGGCAAGAAGCGGTGCTGGCGTTGCTAGAAGCTTACCCCAAGCATCACGCTGTTATTATCGGGCTGGATAACTCAAACAACTTTAAAGTAGATCATCCGAGAGTGATCGACCTATTCAACTGCACCAAGACTGTACGCTCGCTGTTCCCGATTATCAGCGGGGCTGACTTCGTTGTCGCGCCCGATAGTTCAGTCAATCACATGGCTGCTGGGTTGGATACTCCGTGTGTGTCGTTGTGGGGTAGCTACGATCCAAAAGATCGTGTTAGTTTTTACCCTAAGAACGTATCGGTGTTCAAACCCGATACCTGCCCGCACGCACCTTGCCGTCCGCACGCTGGGTTGCCGCAGGCCAAGTGCAAGGATGCGAGTAACAAGACTCCCAAGACACAATACTGGTGCAATGCTCTGCGGAATATAACAGCGCAAGATATTGTGCTTGCATCGCAAAAGGCGATTGAGTTATAAGACAAATAACTAACTGGCGTTGTGGTATGCAAGGAGATCTTGCATCGGGCGTTTCCTCAGTGTGTCTACCCCTTGAATCAGAGCCAGTTTGAATTTCTATGAAAACAATGTCCCGAATGGTACGCAAGGAGATCTTGCGGCTGGTAATCACGATTACCACTTGAAACAAAGGGGCATAAATTTTAATAAGTAAAAGCAGATACCACTTGCAGTGGTTGAACATCGTGATACAAAACAAATAAGCAGAAAGGTAAATCGTGATATGAATGAAGAAATGTTGACAGCCTTACGCTGTCGTTTAGGCAAACCAGTATTCCTACTTGTTCCGAAAGGAATGAAGGGTCCAGTGCAGGTTGGGTGGCAAAACATTGCGTACGAGGAAACCCTCCGCACCGAGTATATTCAGAAGTTGCTGGCATCAAACATAGGCGTGCTGATGGGCAAGGCATCATCCCATCTGTGCAGCATTGATGTGGATAGTGACGCAAGGGCGGAAGAGTTCGAGAAGGCTAATCCAAAGCTGGCCGCAACATTCCAAACCAAAGGAGCCAGAGGTCGCAACTTCTGGGTGCGAGTAAAGGGCGAGTATCCAGACCTATTTAAGATCAAGGCTGGCACTGAGGATTGGGGCGAGTGGAGAAGCAATGGCGGGCAAACAATAGTTTACGGAACGCATCCAAGCGGATGCCAGTACACATATCCAGTCAGAGGAGCAACTCCAGTCGAGATTGAGTTTAGCGAAATCAATTGGCCAGAGGATACCAATAGGCCGTGGAAGGATGATGAGCATAAAAAGAAATGCAAGGAGCTAGAGGAGGCTTGGGGTGCGCCGTTCAAGTACCGAACCAATACGGAAACTGAGGCGCAAACATTGGTTGGTATCAATGAGCCGTTCTGGGCTGCGAAGTATCACACCGAGAACAAAATTCTGTGGGAGCCATCCGAGAAGAAGTTTTATATGTACGATCCAGAGACAGGATTGTGGGGCATTAAGAGCGAGGACACGATTAAGCAGGAGATAAGCTCATCCATACTGGAAGTAGGTAGAGACATTGGCGAGCCGTCAACGCAAGACATGAGGAGTGAAAGGTTGCTCACATCCATCACCCGCCAGTTGCGGGGCATGGTGGAGGTGCAGGATGCGTTCATAAACAAGGGTATTCCAGGTGTGCATTGCGCCAACAGCTATATTACTTTTGATGATGACGGAGAGCTGCGCGAACACGACTTCAGCCCAGACTTCTATTCACGCAATCAATCGCCAATAGAGTACAAGGGCATTGATAAGATCCCACAACGCTTCTTGACCGATCTAGTTGGTCCAACATTCAGTGATCCAGATGATGCGGTGATGTTTCAGAAGTACGGCGGGATGTGTTTGTTTGGAAGAAACATCATCCAGAGATTCATGGTGATGTATGGGCAGGCTGGTGGAGGCAAGTCAACGCTGGTTAACATTGTTTTAAATTC